GGTGAAATTTCAAATTCAGTACCAGAAAAAGTTCCAGAAAACTTGAATTGTCTTGGAGTTACTTCAATTGGTTGTGCATTATATTTTGGAAGTGACTGTGATGCAACGATGTATTCTTCACTATTATTTTTAAATAATGCATCAACATCTGTAGAGAATTGTTGAATTTTTGGAAAAGTGTTTGAAGATCCTTTTTGAATTCTTCTTCTAATCTTTAGAACCGTGTTTGGGTTTAAAGATCCTTGCCCACGAATATTAAATGATTTTTCACTAGTAATGCTAACAATGGTTGTTGACTTTTCAGTAGCATCATTGAGAATAATATCTGCAGAATTTCCTTGTCTAAAATAATGCTTTGTATTTAAAGTAATTTTATAAGTAAAGTCTGAAGAATCTATTAATTCTACTTTAGATACTTTATATGTCGGAGCTACATTGTAAAACCATTTGTTGGTTTTAAAATTATTTTCACTAACACCTAGTGTTGTTAATCTTGCAGTAGTGCCTCTCTTTAAACTATTTGTCCCTGTTGGGAGACTTACTTTATCAAGAACTGATGAAATTCTAACTCTTATGATTTCATCTTGATTTAATTTAGATCTTCCATATGCAAACGTGTTAATTCCAACAGTAGTTGCGTCTGATATGTCCGCAGTTAAATTAGTAACACCAAAGAACTGGGTTAAAGATTTTGAAGTATATGAAACAAAACCTGTCGTAGTGTCTGCATAAGTTACATATAACTCACCAGTACTTCCGAATCCTACTGTAGAATCAACATCAATGATTGTAGATCCAGAGGAAACATTTCCAATAATTTTAGTTGATGCTTCTACAGAAAATTGCCCATATGTTATACCACTATTTCTAATATCTCTATCATATCCACCATCATAATTTAAACGATAAAATGACTTGCCATATCCAACTTCAATTTTTTCTACAGAGGATATTGGTGCATATGATTTTTGTATATTAGAATCAAATTTATATGCATCCTGATATAAGGTAGCTGTATCTAAATTTTCTGGATCTCCAGAAACTGCTTCAACAACTAACTGATTTACAGTTTCATAATTTGAATTTGATGGAACAAAAAGATGTTCAGATGGTCTTATAACAGAAACGTCTTTATTGTATAAAGCTTTGAAAAGAATTTTGAATGACTCATCCGTTCCCTTACTGAGATAAAAATCTTTTGATTGTTTAATAAACAGATTTTGATTTAAATCTTCAGTTAAAGCTCTGTTTTCTAATCCTGGAAGAAGTTGATGCTTTGTTTTTAGTAAAAATTCTTTTAAAAATAAACAACTCAGATTTTCAATTGCTCTACCAGCTTCATGCTCTTCCGACTGATTTGCTTCAAACAGTACTTCTTCTTTATTGATATTATCCCTTAAAGAGGTTATTCCTACAAATCCTCTTTTACATCCTGTGAAGGAAAATTCAGTTTTACCAGTATATGTAATTACTTCGTTTTCAATTTTCAATAATCCATATGTATCTGGGAATCCCTTTGTCCCTGTTGGAGACTTTCCTGGATCAACAGTGATAGTTCTATCGTAAAAAGTAATATCCCCACCAAGAATAACACTTTCAGTTAAATTTGTAGTGTTGTCTAATTTTATGTACTTGTCAATATTTTGAATCAGATCAACTGGTCCACCTTGATACTCTTGTCCAAGATAGTATTGTTTTAAAAACTCAGATACTAAAGGAAAATCCTCCCTTACATATGCAGGAAGTTGACTTGAAACAATATCGTTTAACTGAACTCTGTTTTCTGACATTTTATGAATTTATCGTCTTTAGTATGAAGATGAACCGGAAGTAGATCCTGTAGTTGTAGTGGTTGTAGTGGTTGTAGTAGGTGTAGTAGCACCTGTAACACCAGCAGTAGATACAGTTGATCCACCATTAGGTGTTGTGCTTGTTGATGATGTAGTAGAGGGACCTCCAGAACGAACTAAGATCTCATTAGGATAACTAGAAGACACTACGTAGTTAGATGCTGATGGATCTAACCCAGATGCAATTTCATCAACAACTGTTTCAAAATTACTACTACTAATATCTAGTTGCAAATATAAGTCCTGTAATCCGATAACATCATTAGAATGTGGTGTTGCTTCAATTTCGATTATTTGAGTGCCGTCCTTTTCTTGTGCTGCCAGTATGTTTACTGGATTCAATGTAATAACACCCGTTGTATATGTAATAGTTCCAACATTTCTTCTTATAATAGTTGGAGATTGAGAACCAATAGAAGGTAAAGTGAATAAAAAGATTGATCCAGTTACTCTATTTGTATCTGGGATATCAGACATGTATACATTTTCAGTAATACCAGCAATTCTAAATGCACTTGATTTAATATTATATCCATCCATACTATTAATATGGAATTCATTACCAAAACCAATAGAGTACTCTGCAAATTGATTGAGAAGAACTCTCAAATCCCTTCTCATTCTAACTGTAGTAATATTAGATGTGACAGCCTCATGACTATCATCAATAATGTTTAAAAATTTACTATACTTAAATCTTGCACCATATCTATTCATATCAGAAGACTCTGCATACCTTAATGCATTATTCTGAACGATAGAGGAAACCGCAGTTGGTGAAGGAGCAAGATTAGAGTTATAATAAATTTTAGTATCAATTTCTAAGAACAAATATTTCAAATCAAGGATTTCTGGGACAATTCCAGCAACAGCATACTTTTTAAGTTTTAATTTAATATTCTCTTTGATTAAGTTTGGAAGAAAATCACCAAATCTTGGTTTTATGCTGATAAAAACCTTGCCATACTGTGGAGGAACTAACTCTTCACCACCGAAAACTGAAATAGACTCAGTTTCAGGATAGATTTTTGCTGGAATTAGTGTTTCATAGTCATTTGCAGTCAATGCGCGGTTTTGTGATGCATAAATTCTTGGTGCATATTTCTTAATTGACTCAACACCCTCAATAGATTCCCCACCAGATGCTGCAAGACCAGTCACAACACCAGAAATGCCAGAGGTTATTACATATTCCTGAGCATTGCGGTTGTAAATCATTTTGCCCGCATATCTAAATCTACCAACCCCATTTGCGGCATCACCACTAGATGTGATATAATCGACTGTAATAAAATTATTGTCTTCTAACTTATTTCCAAAAATTCCATCACCAAAAATCAATTCATATCTTTCATCGTCTGATTCTTGAAGATAGTAAACTTTTGAATCAGACTTTACATCAAATAAACTATCTTGAACCGAATATTTTACACTTCTAGAAGATTGTTCATTTGGTTTGACAGTTACCATCATTAAATCGGTGTCAATGCCGACATTATCTAGAAGGAACTTTTGATTTGGATTTCTTGAATCAACTGTAAAATTAGTAGTTAAGAGAGTTCCCTCATATACTGCTATATTATTGAAATTTGCTACGTTATTGAAAACTGGAACTGTAATATCTTCTAAAATTGAAAATACGTAAGATTGATTTCCAAATGATCCAGAGGATGTTGCGACAATTCCCTTTTTAAGAGTAACTGTGGATGGTGTAGGAGTTATATTTGTGGTGCTGACGAAAAAACTTATTGTGCCTCTTGCAGCAGTTCTAGATCTTGGCAGATATCCAATATTTCTTGCGAGAGAAACGACATTTTCTCTTAATGTTGCACTATCAATGAAAACCTCATTTGCAACCATGTTTGCATTGTATGAGGTAATATAGGTATTGTATGCCAATACATTCAAAATTGTTGAAAGGTTAGACCCTTCAAAATCATAGTCAGTAAAATTAGAATTTTCCTTTAGATATTCTCTAAGGGTTGTTTTTACCTGTTCAAAATCCAGGTTTGTGAAATTAGATAATGGCATTTTTACCTAGTTGGTTGCAGCACGAATTGTAATTCTTGTGGGGGAATATTTGCACCAATAATTCGATATATGATTGTTGTGTTAAATTCATTATTATCGAAATCTGGAGAAACTCTAACATCAACCAATTCAACTCTTGGTTCATAGTTTAGAATCGATTGAGTTATTTCATCTCTAATATCAGATGCTGAAATAGCATCTACATTTTCAAATAAAACTCTAGAAACGTTAGATCCAAAATTATTATCAAAAAATCGTTCCCCTGGCAAAGTAAACACAATGTTTCTAATAGAACGGGCAATTGCAGTTTCATTTTTTAGCGCAATCAAGTCATCATTCAAGGGATTTCTCTTGAATGTCATGCTGAGATCTTTAAATCCCTGACTAACCCGTTCTAAAGGCACACGAATACGGCGATTATACCTTATTTATTAAGGCAATTTGGAATTATCTACTCATAAAGAGGTTCTGGATTCGTTTCATTTTCAAAAAATTCACTTTCTTCAACCGAATCCCGTTTTTTGGGTGTCAAATCGTCATTTGCGATCTCACGAAGCATTTTTTGGTGCTGATGATTGCCCAAATTGTCTAAAAAATCGTGTTCAGTGCTCATTTTTCGTCCTCTTTAGGTAAATTTTCTCTTTCTTTAGCAGTTTTCCAGAAATATTCGTCCTCACGACCCATTCCAAGACGTTCAAAACCATTTTCAACCTGATAATATTGCGTTGAAACCTTAAAATCGGGCATTTTTGGTTCAACAGGAGTCAAACTATTGTCATAGATACGCATTCTATTATTAGGATACAGTGCATACTGCCCATTTTCAAGTTCAATTAGGTTATGTGACTTATGTTCAGCAGGATTTTCACTCGTAGCATAGTCAACCACCTCAGGATCCTGATGATAATTATCTATTGTGCAGATGTAGGTGCCTTTTTGAATACCAAAGTCCCTAGTATACAGTTCATAGTCCATAGAACCAATAAATTGCTTGGTAACTGCTACAACACCATAATCCATGCAGTTCCAGAACTGTAGGTTAGGAAGGTCCATATCGGGTGTAGGTGCCTCCGGAGCAGACACAAACGCACTAATAGGTAGTTTATCATACATTGCCGCATATTCGGGCAAATACGTCTCAAAATAAAAAGTGCGCCCAGGTATCGACTTACACGATACCCAGACGCCTTTAACATATTCACCATGACCAGATTGATGGTCAGTGAGATATTCTTTTCTTACCCATACCTCTACCGAGGGAAGGTTGCAAATAAGAGCAGCCATTGTGTATTAATGTAACTGTCTTATTTACCCTGCCCACGATACTTTTTTTTTGCTCTGTTACGAGACGTTGCCGAGTAGAGGGTATTTTTTCCAGACCCTTGACGAGTTTTCTTCGGTTTACCGGGGATATAACTTCCCCCTTTCATCATTGCCATTGTAAATTACTCCTGTATCAAATAACCCGAGTCTTTTCGTGACCAACACGAATCCGAGGATCGCACCAGATCTCAAAACCTTCTTCCTTAGCATCAAGACAGAATGAGACATCCTCACCACACATGTCCTGTACATTTCCACTCTCAAAGACTTGCATCTTAGGAGCAAACCAAGGATATTCAAGATTCTCAAAGACACCGTGCTTGATCAATACCCATCCAAAACCAGTGTAGTCAACAGTAAATGGTTTCTTACGTTTGGAAATGGATTCGACAGTTTCGTGATTCATCACTCCACCATTCTTACGGAAATCATCCTCTTCCAACCAGTGTGCGACAGAAGTTGTGTGTCCATCTTCAGTGGCATACCAACCAGCAGTGATTTCACGTTCTGTGCCATCTTCCGAAATCGCAAGGTCACACAGTTGCCAAAACTTATTGGTATCAAATACGATGTCTGAGTCAATCCACAGTTGATAGTCATACTTCAGTTTACCATCCCAGGGAATTTGGTTAGGTCCACGAAGTACATTTGCACCCAAACACTTACAACGTGCAAAGTTAACCATAGAAGAGTAATCTTGACTGATCTGAATACTCATTCCATTC